ATTCCAGAGCCACCAACACCGCCTCGACCATTTGAACATCCTCCTCCGCCAGCACCACCACAAGTATTAGCATTTCCTGATGTTCCATTGTTATTTCCGTCACCACCATCTCCACCCCCGCCAGAGCCCCCATTTCCTGCTGTAGAAAAACCTCCTCCTCCTCCTCCAGCATAAGTAGTTGCTACTCCTATTAATGATGAAATAGAACCAGATCCTCCGTGTCCTGGACCGCCAGCATTTGTGCCAGCCTCTCCTGCACCACCACCTCCTGCACCAGAAACAGAGCCACCTCCTACTCCATCACCACCATCATTTCCTTGACCTACTGTGCCAGACCCATTTCTTCCAGAACTTGCACTTTGTTGTGCTCCGCCACCAGAACCTCCATCATATCCAGCATAATTTGGTGAATCAGGACCAGAACTGCCTCCACCTCCTCCACCAGTAGAGGTAACAGTTCCACTCCCTATGTTATCAATTTCAGAATCATTTCCATTATTTGTTGCACTAGCTCCACCACCCCCGATAGTTATTTGATATTCTGTGCCAGGGGATACAGTCGCAGTTCCAGTTCTAAAGCCTCCTGCTCCGCCACCTCCGCCACCATTATCACCTCCCGATCCACCTCCAGCGACAACGAGATATTCTATCGAGGTGACTCCAGCAGGAGCCTTGAAAGATGATGTACCAGTAGCGGTAAAGGTTTGAGTAACAAATACAGAAGATAAAGGCCAAACATTCAATGCCTTATAGCCCAGTTGCTGGGCTAATGTCCACATTCCTGTAGCAGAAGTTAAACTAGCTGTTGCTCCTTCTGTTGAAAGAACTCCTCCTGGATATCTGTCGCTCATTAACTGATCTCTTCATAACTTATTACAATTTCTAAATCATTAGCAGAACCAGCAGTAGCAACTATAGATCTGTCTTCTTCAAGATAAACAGCAGTAGACTTGTCTATTACAATTAAAGAGGCATCTGCTGGAACAGATATAGTTTTTGCTAATGCGTAAGCAGTACCTGCCCCATCATCGGCAGAGTTAACTGTAATGGTTATATCAGCAGCAGTAGCTCCGTCTACGTTAGCTACTACTAGACTATTTACTTTAAAAACTTTTCCGCTAGATGCAGTATTAGTTGCTATAACTGTTGCATTTGTACTAGATAAAGCAAAATAATTAGTTTTACCAGTTATTGTGCCTACATCTACGATATTCGGTGCAGTCATTTCTTACCCTCCAAAAATTAAACTTAGACCCACACTTCTTCCTTTAGGCACAGCTTTACTAGCAGGATACGTTACAAAAATATCTTTACTACCAGCACCCCAACTAACTGCATTGTTAGAGTTAGATGAGGTAAAGATAGTTGTTCTAGCTAAAGTTGTGGAGTTCGACAATGTTCCTAAACCAATCTCGTAATCTGTGCCATCTGTACAAACATAGTAACAAGTATTATTTGCCCCTACACCAGTATTAAAAGACCGAAAACCCGTTTCAGCCCCTGCTAAAGTGTAAGAACCCGTACTAGTCGTAGTAGTAGTTTCTTTTACTCGATCAGCTTGAATTAAAGCCATAACTTTTCTCCGTTACGCTATGCGAATAATTGCAGTAGAAGCCGCTGGTGCTGGAAAAATAACGCTAAATGTGCCATTTGAAGAAGATTTATCTGATCCAAAATCAAGAACAGCTACTGCTTTATTACTAGCAGAAGAGTTATAAATTAAACCTCCTCTGGCTGTTATAGTAGAACTACTCCATGAACTATCTGAAAAATCAGTAATAGCTGTCGTGCTATCCAAAGTAGGTGTCTGATTAACTAATGTATTTCCTCCTGCTGAGTAATTAGTTCCACTAGCTTCATTAGATGATGAATAAGCTGTAGTAGCAGCACCTAAACTAGCAGAACTTGTAAATAACGCTAGTTTAAAAGTGTTTCCAGAACTGTTTGTAAAATTATGTGTGCCTACTAATAACTCTTGTTTGAAACTAGAGCACATTGCTTGAGTAATAGCCATTATAGCCTCCTTAAAATGTTAGCAGCCTTTTGCTCTCCTGCCTTAACGCATACTTGAACACAAGTATCTTTTTGCGATTGTGCTGCTTGGTTTAAATAATTAAAAATAACTTGTTGTAACTTGTCTTGAAAAAATTTAGCTTGTTCTCGTATTTCAGGAGGAGCAGTTTCAGATACAGATAATATTTTACTAACACAAGCTTCTGTCAAATCCTCCATAGAAAGACCTCCATCTTTACTGGTTTTGACTATAGGTTGTAAAAGAGTACCCATTTTAATCTCAAACATAAAAATCCTCTTAAAGTTAGATTTTACAACACTTATGGACCAGGCGAAACAGATTTTAATGGAATTCGTAAAGTTCCATCTCTGTATTCATCTCTCCTTCTTCTACCTTGTTGCTCAACTCCCAAGCCTTGTAAAGCCTGAGTATAGCTTTGTTGAAAAAATTGCAACATATCTATAGGTCCTTTTAAATAACTGTGAGCTTGAATTAGTACCGCATAAAGCAACGCTTCTGGAGCATTTGTGCTTATCCATGTAGTTGTATTTGTAGAAGACAACTGTGCAGGTCTTGCAATATATCCAAGTTGAGTTAAATAATCTTGATCTGGAGTTGGTGCAATGTAAAAAGTATCAGAATCAAAAACTGAACAATATTTAGGCGTAGAAGTATTAGAAAAATTAGGCCAATACTCTTCCATAAAAGATTGATCTCTAAACTCTAAAAAAACTTGATCACCGTTACCATCTGTTATCATAATGTAGCGATGAGTTAAAATATCGGTAGGTGTAGCTAGAAATCTATTTCCAGTTGTCATATTAGCTGTTGCTTCTCTTTTAAATACATCTAAGTCAATTTCTCTAAGAATTTTATTCTCAGCTAATGTTATAAAAGTATCGATAACAGCATCTGTAAATACGTTACTATCTACCTCTGTATAATTTCTTACGTTTGTTAATAGTTCACTATAATTCATGTTATCACCACCGTTACTGTTCCGACTGTTGCGGAAGCCACTATATCTTTAGATATAGGAGAAGGCTCCATACCATCAGATTCAAAAGTACTGTCTCCAGTTCCCCCCACAAAAACTTCTAATTTTTCTTCTATATCAGGTCTTGGCTCAAATAAAGCAATTGCATCTGATCTAAAATTTAAAGGCTCTAGTTGTGGTTCCTTTGGTTCATAATCTTCAGGGCAAACTTTAAAACCTTTCCAGTTCTTTTTTAAATCTTGATAAAAATATCTCTGCCCACAAACATCACATAGTCCGTATGCATATTTTCCTGAAGCATATCCAGACATCTTATGACACTACCTGAGGAACAAAACTAACACTAGCAGTATCTCTATCCTCTGCAGCTGCTCGAGTAAACTCCTCTTCATATAAACTTTTTAAAACTTGAGTTCTATCTGGAGCAAATTTTAAAGATAAATAATACGCTAGTCCTGCCGATAAGCAAGGGAGAAACCTAAAATTAACATCTAACGTGTTTGTATAATCTCCAGAGTCTTGTATACGTCTAATTCTATAGTATTTAAATGTATATGCTTTGTCTGGAGTAGGATATACATAAATCTTAGGAACATTTGTTCTCTCAACATAATACTGTGCAGGTCTACCAGTTGTAGACTTATTTGGTAAATTTAAATATTCAGCCCTACTTATTCGATCAATTGCAATATCGTTTGTATCATTAACTACCGCTGTCAAAACATTAACCACATCAGTATCTAAGTTGTAGTTATTTGTAGATGCAACTAAACTTAAATTTGCTTGTTCAATTGTCCACAAATTTAATCCTCTGTTTGCCCATTCTAAAAATAAAAGATTTAAAGAACGTCTTGCAGAGCTTAATTGATATCCAGCAGTCATACGCATACCGCAACGCTCATATGCTTCTTCTATAGCATCATCAACATTTAAATTAAAAGTAGTTGTATTTGAAGTAGCCATTAGATGTTATACACCCTTCCTTTTGGTCTACCTACTCTTCTTCCACGAGGTGTTGTTCTTGGAAAACGAGGTTTTAGTTGAGGTTTTGGTGGCGTACTAGGAGTACGTTGTTTACCTTGCCTACCTTGTTTTCCTATTTTTCCGCTTACATTTTTGTTTTTTTCTTTTTCTTCTTTTATTTTTTGGTCTATTCTTCTTTTCATGCGAGGACTTATCTCTCCCTCAATTGAAGAACCTTGTGATCTTTTAAGTTTTTTTAAACTAGCCGCAAGA